AATTCACGAGGTTATGGTAATGAATTGCTGGCACTGTAGAACAGAACTAATCTGGGGCAACGACCATGACATCACAGATGAGAGTGATGAGTTTAGCATGGTTACAATACTGTCTTGCCCTAATTGTAACAGTATGGTAGAAGTATACTACCCTAAAGAGGAGATGAGTGATGAAGATTGATGACATAATCAAAGTGCTTGATGAACACTTCCCCAACACAAAAGCATGGGGTGATAACTGGTTCATCATGGATGATGATGGCTATGGCAATTGCAATGTTTGTTTTGTATTAGATGAGGAGAATGATGATGAGTAAAGATACAACCGTTAAGCTAGAACTAACACCGACAGATGCTAACGCCCTGATGGTGATGATTGAGGCTGACATGGAAGCAACATTCACATATGGTTGCATTGACCCGATTAATGAGTGGGAAGAGATACACCTATATGCATACAAGCTATTAGCCTATCAAAAATACAAGACATGGTATCAGTCACCCTATCGGACATGGCATAAGGAGAATGCAGAATGATTATTATAACTATTATAACAGGGCTATTTATGTTCGATAATGCGCCCTACTTTGCAGACGTAAAGAGTAAGCAACAACAGGGCTACAACTTTAGCTATGTAGGTAAGCAGGATGTCAGAGAAGATGTGCCTAGCCTACCACTAGGTGATAAGATTTACTTTAGTATGGAGAGATGACGATGATTAAACACATATGCAAACACTGCTTGAATACACAGTACATATCAGACAAGCTGAGACAGTTAGCATCACGCATGTACTGTTATGTCTGCGGTAATGCTATTGAGAAGCTAAAAGACAAGGATGCTGAGACACCTCAGTATCTGTCAGGAAAAGGAGATTGACCATGATAATTAGTATATTAGTAGTACATGCAGTATTTTTACTGTGGATGGTGTCCTAGTGGATATTATCTTAGGAGTAGTTATCTTTATTGTGTTGGCAGTGTTTACTTTGTGACACTACCGTGATATAAGATAAGAACAGTTACCGATTTTTGTGTTATTTAACACGTTTTTACATAGGAGGCTCAACATGCCATTAGATATGATAACAAATACAATCACAGCCGATGAGTTACTACCAGAGAACCTTAACTTTGGTATCTCATTTGAGACAACTAAGTTCAACAAGAAGAAGTATGTAATTAACGAGGCTACAGGTGAGTACCTTGGTGTCGTAGGTGCAGATTTTACGTGCGCTGACCACCGTACATTCTTTACGGACATCTATAACAATACAACTGAGAAGTTAGGTGCAGACCAGTGTGCAGATATGAAGATTAACTTCAGTACAGCGCATAACAATGCATGGGCGTTGATGGACATGACCCTGCCTAACGTCAAAGCTAAGATTACTACACCAAAGCACGAGACAGAGGTGGCACAGCGTATCATTGCACTACATGGTATTGATGGTACAGCCAGTAACACTGTATTCTACGGTGCTATCGACTTCTTCTGCACTAACGGTATGGTCAGAGGTGAACATGATAAGGTACGCCGCAAGAATAGTTCAGGGTTCAGCATGGACAACTTCATTCACAGTCTTGATAAGTCTAAGAAGGATTTCGATGAACAGTCTGAGCGTCTACAGTCATGGGCAGACAAAAGCCTAGAGGCCGTTAACGTGAAAGATAAGCTGGATACTATCCTGCAATCCGACACAAAAGCAGAGAAGATGTTTACCCTATACAACCAAGAGGTGAGTGTACGTGGACGCAACGTCTTCTCGCTGTATAGCGCATTTACTAACTATGCAACCTATGCGGATGAACGTAATGGTTTCACTATGCGTAACACTGGCTTTGATACAGAAGCTAAGACAATGTTCAGTCGTGAACACGAGGTGTCTAAGTGGATTGCAACACCTACGTTTAAGCAGTTAGTTGCGGCATAATGTCACTACATGAATTAGTAGATGATTACTATTCTTCCTATGATTACAGGAACTTACGTGATGAAACTAAAGTACAGTATAAGTATTTTATTGGCGTAATGTTAAACACAGAGGTGGACGGTGATAAGCTGTCCACACTCGACTATAAAAGTGTACCGACACGGGTAGCTAAATCTGCATACAACCAATGGTGTGAAAAGGGTATTCACATGGCTAATCATATTATGTCAGTTACACGCATATTATTTAATCATGGTGTGCGAGAAGAGTTGTGTCAGCTTAATCCTTTCGCTAACGTGCGTAGGAGAACCGTAGAGAGACGTAAGACTGTTTGGGGTAGGGAAGATGTACAGAAGCTACTGACGGTAGCCTACAGCGATTTCAACACCCGTAACATAGGTCTTATCGCTCACATGGCATATGAATGGTGCCAACGTCTGGGTGATATGCGGATGCTTACATGGGATAACATAGACTTTGATACACATACAGTACACATCGAACAGTCTAAGCGTCATGCAGATGTACACCTACCTATATCAGATGATTTGTTTGGTATGTTACAACAACAAGAGGCAGACTTTGGCTTTCAACCGTATGTTGCACCCCGCCCTAATTCATACAGGGGTGAATACATACCGTACTCATTACACAAGTTACCTCTGCATGGCAGAGAATTGATGAATGCTGCGGGATTACCTAAAGAGTTACGTTTGTCAGACCTAAGACGCACAGGTGTTACAGAAATGGTTGAGGCAGGTGTCGGAATGCCAGCAATAATGTCGGTTACAGGACATGCTTCACCTAACTCTGTTAAGCCTTATTTAAAAAATACTTTAAAAAGTGCAGAATTGGCCTTGACGACTAGACGAAATACATGATATAAGCATACAACTGCCGCAACGAAAGTGATACATATAAGTGTTATTATATATAATATTATATACATATAATAATACACTTACAGTGAGAGGAATACACATATGAGATTTAACCCTAATGATTATGACATACCTGTAGGACATACAAAGCGTATGAACTGACCACTATGTAAATCTAAGAATACATTCTCTGTGACTAATAACATGGGCAGTCTCGTATGGAATTGCTATAAGGCTTCTTGTACAGAGAGTGGTGGCACTCGTGTCATGTTAACTGTAGAAGATATCAAGAAGAACTTTCGTGGGGGTACAAAAGCAGTAGAAGAAGACTTTGTGCTACCTGAGTACATCATACCTCATCAAGGACACTCAGCGGTGCTTAAATGGGCATCTAGGTGGGGTTTAGATGCAGATGAACTAGACCTCATGTACGATGTCAAAGAAGATAGGGTGGTATTCCCTGTGATACATGATGGTGTTATGGTAGATGCTACGGGACGTTCACTAGGTAAGCTACTACCTAAATGGAAAAGGTATGGAAAAAATGGCTTGCCCTACATTTATGGTTATGGTAGGGTGGCAGTGTTAGTAGAGGATTGCGTTTCAGCCGCTGTTGTTGGTTCAGCGTCCTTTGTCGGGGTTGCGCTTTTGGGAACATCTCTCGCCCAATCGCACAAAAGTTTTGTCTCGCAATTCTCTACTGCCATCATTGCTTTAGACCCAGACGCACTACCTAAAGCATTGTCAATGGCAAAAGAACTGAGAGGGTATGTGTCAGATGTGAAAGTATTGAGGCTGACAGACGATTTAAAATACCGTAAGGAAATAGACTTAACCAACTTAACCAATATGATTTAGGAGAATACATATGGAATTATCATTAATACGAAGTTTGATGGACAAGGAGTTCTATACTGAACACCGTGGCGCACGTTGCCCTGACAGATTGTTCAGTGCTGATGTGCGTAAGATTAAGACAGCTATTGATACAGCTATGGATAGGTATGAGCGTAGCGTGACACCAGATGAGATTGAAGCATTGTTCTTATCTAATAATCCGACTATGACTACAGCGCAGAAGCAAGCCTACTCAGCATTGTTCAATACCATTAAGAAAGAAACACCTATGGGTAGTGACATCGCACAAGAGGTGCTGTCTAAACTATTCCAGCAAGTAGTGGGTGAAGACATTGCCAACTTAGGCTTTGACTATGTGAATGGTGACAAGACTAACCTTGAGCCTTTACGTAATATACTTGAACAGTACGGGGATGACTTCACACCTAATCTAAGTATTGAGTGGGATGACATCGACATGGAGACACTGCTTGAGCGTAATGACCTTGAGGCACGTTGGACATTCAACATTGCCAGCCTTACACGTAAGGTTGAGGGTGTTAATGCAGGTCACTTGATTGAGATTGGTGCCAGACCTAATACAGGTAAGACATCCTTCCATGCCTCTCTCATAGCGTCACCAAATGGCTTTGCTTCACAAGGTGCTAACTGCATCATCCTCTGTAATGAGGAAGGTTATCACCGTGTGGGTGCCAGATACCTGACAGCGGCTACTGGTATGACTATGCAGGAAGTTAAAGCTAACCCATCTAAGGCACGTGACTTGTATGCACCTGTTAAGGAACGTATCAAGATTAAAGATGCTACAGGCCGTGACATGGCATGGGTTGAGTCTGTGTGTAAGGCATACAAGCCTGATGTAGTACTACTGGACATGGGTGATAAGTTTGCCAAGGGTGGCTATGCTAGACAAGATGAGTCACTAAAGGCTAACGCAGTACACGCCAGACAGATTGCTAAACAGCATGAGTGTGCTGTGTTCTACATGTCTCAGCTATCAGCAGAGGCAGAGGGTAAGGTTCTACTGAACCAGTCTATGATGGAAGGCTCACGTACAGGTAAGGCGGCAGAAGCTGACCTCATGGTACTGATTGCTAAGAACCCTGTTGTCGATGGTGCAGAAGAAGAAGATACACAACGTCACTTGAACGTGGTGAAAAACAAATTGTCTGGATGGCATGGTGTTGTACACTGTGAACTAGACTACAAGACAGCGAGGTATACCGCATGAAGTTAGTTCTTGACGTAGAGAATACAACAGTTACAAGGAACGGTAAGCTACACCTTGACCCATTTGAGCCAGAGAACTCATTGACTATGGTGGGTATGCTAGATGACCAAGGTAATGAATGTCTACTTACGTTTGACCACAGTGAAGTTGAGGCAGACAAAGACGGACACACTACAGTGCAGGAGTGGTTAGACAGGACTA